CTTCAATTGCCGGTGCGGTCATCAGACCCATGTGTAATAGCCCTCAATCCTTGCGCCGTAGTCCGGCAACTCGCGCACGCGGTGCAGCCAACTGCTGCCGAGCGCGCTGGTGGTATGGAGCACCCAACCCTCGTGGGCCAGATGGAAGAACACGCCGACGTGCCCGGGGCGGCTCTGGCCCTTGTCGAACATCAGCACCAGGTCGCCGTCGGCCGGCCTGTTTGTTGGCACGGCATACGCGCGGGACAACTCGCCGAGCGCCAACTGCCCCGCAGCACCACGTGGGCGCCGCGCCGGCATCTGCACCTGGCGCCCGAACAGCTCGCGCTGCACCTGCGCCACCAAGTCGGCGCAGTCGTAGGTATCGGCGTCGTACGGGATGCCCACGAAACGATCAACGTTCATCGAACCCCGCCCGATCGATCAGCGCGAGGACCGCCTCCAGCTTCTTCCGGCCGAACTCTGCACCGGCACTTGTTTCCCACCAGCCGTGTTCGTCGCAGGTTTCGGTATCGTCAATGCCGCGCAGCTCATCACGGATCAGTTGCTTCAGTTCATCGCTCGTCATCAGAAGATCCCCGGCAGCGTGAAAGGGTTAGCGCGCAGCTTCACCGCCTGCTGCCGCATGAAAAAGTCCACGCCGATCTGTGCGGTGATCAGCGGGCCGGCAGCACGCACCTGAGTCAAAGGCAGGTAGAAGCGGCGCGCGATGACGTTGGGCGCGGTGCGATCCGTGATCAGGTAGCGGCACATCACCAGCTCGTTCGGCTGGACGCGCTCCAGATCCTCGGTGACACCTCGGCCAACGTTGTCCACCTCCAGCTGCGCGCGTGGCGTCTGGCCGGCCTGGTCAGCTGGCGGTGTGAACCGAAACGGGCAGCGCTTGTAGAGATTGCCGTTGCTGATCCAGTCCTGCGTGTCGTTGACGATGCGAAGGACCGCGGCGAACGATGGCGCGGTCATCTCCAGCAGCTCCAGCGGGCCGTCGGTGTCGGTCACGCGCTGGCGGCGCTCCTGGAACGTGCTCATCGGAGGTACTCGATCTGCACGTCACATTGGTACGGCCGATCGACCCCTTCAACGGCACGCAGCTCCCCGATATCTCCGCCGATGAATTGCGCCGTGATTTGTTGACCACTTCGCGGATGCGTCATGGTGAAGGTGCCAACGACCTTGATCACATCGAAGTACCAATCCAGGAATGCTGCGGCGTCATCCTTGTTGGAAAAATCGAACGACAGCGGCAGATTGACCACCGTCCGCGAATTGATCCGCTCCTGCTTGGCGAGGCCGCGCTCCATTTCTGTGCGCTTGACCGAGGGCACGGGCCGCTCGCGAATGGCGTCGTAAAGCACGCCCACATAGCTAGGCAGGCTTGCCATTAGCGACGCTCCCTTGTGTCGAAGCGGCCTTTGATGGCACCCGCCATGCGACCGCCACCGGCGATATCGGCAGCACCAATATCGATGATCATTTTGCGCAATTCGCTGCCGTCGACACCTCGACTGCGTTCCTCACGCTGCTGTACCTGCTGCCCGGAATAGTTGTTGATCTCCACGCTCATGCCACCGGCACCCATAACGGATGGCATTGCGGTGCTACCAACAAGCCCGCCTGCGGCATAACCGCGTCCGCTGCGGATAGCACTCAGCATGGACAGGAACGCCTGGGGCCCACCGATCGCAGCGATATCGAGCTGGCTCAGGACGCCCTCGCCCTTGTGCACAATGCCCGCCGGCTCGAACTTACCGCCCGGCCCTGTGTAACCACCAGTATCGAAGCCACGCCGACGCATTAGCTCACTGTTGATCGACTGCGTGCCACTGGTAACTGCGGCATTGCCAGCAGCAGCCGTGGATGGGCCAAGGAATGCCCCGATCAGCGCCGTAAGCCCCTGTTTGGCCGCAATGCGCGCGTAGTCGGCGATGATGGAATCAGCCATCTCGCTAAAGCTAAGCTTGCCTGTCTTGGTGGCCTTGACCACCATGTCCTCAAACGACGCAAGACCAGAGGTGGTTGCACTCTCCACCATGCCAGCGGCATTGCTTGCCTCGTCGCGGTAGTTGGCCCACGCTGCGGATGCCCCGCTGCTCCAGTCGGCCTGCGCTTCCGACATGCGCACGTAACCATCGCGGATCACCTGCACGCGGCGCTCGGTTGCATCGCGCACGGCCTGTTCTTCGGCAGCTGCCGTAGCCTCGTCAATGCGGCCGGCGTTCTTCTGCAGGGCCAGCTCATTAAGGCGCTGCGCCTGTTCCTTGTAGACGCCGTTGAGGCGCTGCTGGATCTCGAACTCGCGATCGCTCGAGCCGACGCGGGCAACCATCGCATCCATGTCCTCCTGCAGCGCGTCGGTGCTTGCGTTGAGCGCCGCCTTGTAGGACGCCAGTGCGTCCTCGCGCTGCTGCTTCAGCTTGCCCTCTTCGGTGGACAACACCTGAAGCGCGGCGGCACCCTCAGTGCGCACCTTGGACAGCTGTGCCTCCAGTTCGCCAACCTGCTTGTTGACGTCGATCGACTGCTTGCCGCTGACGTTGCGGCTATTGAGGTAGTCAATCTGGTTCTGCAGCGAGTGCGCCTCTGCGGCGGTGCCACGCTCGGCCAGCTCGCGCATGCGCTGGTAGTAGGCTTCGGCCGATACCTCGCGTGCCTGGTACTGCGCCTGCAGCACCTTGGTGCTGGTGGTGATCTGCGCCTGCTCCGTGGTCAACGCATCCTTGATGCTTTGCAAGCCTGCCGAGCGACTTGCGGTCGCCAGACTTGTGGCGCCCCTCGCGCCCTTGGCCGCCTCTGCCGTACGCAGCGCCTGCTCCCGCTGGGCGAGCAGCTTGGCGTCGGTCACCCCCTCCTTGGCCGCGTCCTGGCGCATCTTCTTGATGCGGCCCTCCAGGTCGAGCGTGGTGCCAAGTAGCCGATTCGTCTCGTCCTGAAATTTGGTGCGCGCCTCCTCCTGCTTACTGTCCACCTCGGAGTAGATGCCGGCCATGATTACCTTGACGGGCTTTTTGTTCGCCTCCTTCTGCAGATCGGCAATCTGCTGCTGGAACTGCGCGACCAGCTTGGTACGGTTCGCGTCACTCAGACCCTGATACACGCCGGTGCCGGCGTTGATGCCCTCAATGTTGGACTGCAGCTGCTTGATCCTGCTGGTCGCGGTCTCCTGGCGGCCGACGCCCAGCATCGTGTCCCAGGCCTCAGAAGCCGCACCCTTCACCGCGCGCCAAGCGCGCTCCATGTAGCCGAGGTTCTCCTGCACATCGGCCGATCGATCCTTGAGCGTATCGGAGTAGATCTTGAACGCCGCCGCGACAGCACGCACCTGGTCGCCTTGATCGACCATCGTCTTGATGTTGGCCAGCTGCGTCTGGTCCAGGAAGTGCATCGTTTCGTTGAGCTCGAGCAATGCGGCCACCGGATCCGCCTTGATCTTGGCGAACTCGGCGACGGTCTCGTCGACCGCCTTGCCAGTGCCTGCACGCATCGTCTCGGCCGCAATCGCCACGGTCTCCAACTGCTCGGCCGTGAACTTGCCGGTAGCCGCCACCTGAGTCAGCGCCGCCGCCGCACTGGACGTGGTCACGCCAGCAATACCATCCATCTGGGCCGCGACTTCGGCTAGGCGCTCTGCGGTCTGCCCTGACTGGTTGCCTGTCAGGATCAGCGCCCGCTGGTAGGCCGTGGCCTCATCGCTACCCTGCTTCCACGCAATAGCTACCGCCGCAACGGCAGCGGCAGTGATCGTAAGCGGGTTGACCATCCCGACCAGCGCAGATGAGACGCCGGACAACGCAGGACCGATGCCCCCAAAGCTGTCCTTGATCTGTCCACCCTGCTGCACCAGCACAGTGAACCAGGGCATGCCGCCCTGCAGACTGGTAAAAATATCGGTGAACTGCATCGGCAGCTGAGCCAGTGCCTGGCTCGTCTGCCCCGACGTCTTTCCCAGCTGATTGATGACGTTGTTCGCCGGCAAGGGCTGGCCGGCCTGCTTGCGCACATCGGCCAGTTGCCCACGCAGCACCGCCATGCCTTGCTTGATGTCATTGAGGTCCGCACTGATGCGTACCCGCAGATTCGCGGATTGGTCGGCCATTTAGCGTGTCAGGTCTTTGAGGTACTTCGAGAAGGCGGCAGGCTCCAGCCCCATCGCCATACGCACGGCTTGGGCCGTGGATGCTTCGCGCTGCTTCAGCTGATCGCTGTCATCGCGCACGGCAGCGGCACCGAATGCCCTGGCTTGCGCCAGGGTGTACGTCAGGACGTCGAGCCGCTGATGTCCGCGGGCGATGAGGAAGTGGACGAGATCGGCCCACCCGGTTGCGCCTGCGTGGCCACCATTGCGGGAATGGCCTTCCCGGCCATCTGCATCAGGCTCGGCAGGCGCTGGCCGAAAAAATCTTCGTTGAGCTCCACCACCGCCTCGACCAACGCAGCGGCATCCGCCAGCGAGGCACCGGCAACCCATTCCTCCGGCTTGCCGGCCACAATGGCACCGCCCTTTGCGAAGGCATCGGCGTCTTGCTCGAGCACATCCATCATCAGCGCGGCCACCTCGATGGTGGCGCCCGCACCGACCAGGCTCGCGGCGACGATCACCTTGCCGATGATCGGCCGGGTGGCTTTGATAAAAGGGCCGATCTGGGCCAACGTCAGCGGCGCCAGCTCCAGTTGCGCGCCGCGGAACGTGATCTTGCGAGTCGGTGGGCTCAGTACGTCGAGATCGTCGGCGCTCATTCCTGGATATCCACGGTGAAGTATTGCGACAGGCCTGCACCCTTTGTGGTGTCTGCCAGCAGCGCGCCGGTCACTTCACCGGAGCCGTACTCTTCGCCGATCAAGCCCAACTGAGCCATCACGCCGCCACTGACCTTGTGCGCATGTACCCGCACTTCCTTGCCGCTGCGCGCCTCGTTGAGGCCCAGGAACAGCACTTCGTACTGCTTCTGGCTGGTGGTCAGTGCCTCCACGCGCTTCACTGCGCCGTGTGCGTAGGCAACGGTAAGGTTTGCGGCGCCATTCACGGGCGCAGCGATGTCGCCGTCGAGAGGGATAAACAGACCACCATCACGCAGTTCGTAATCAACGCCTGCGTCATAGGTCGTGGTCCCGGCAGCGTTCTTCACCGAGGTGATCGCGGACGCACGGCGTGCCAGCGGAATAAAGCCGCCCGGATATGCCACCACCGGCTCAGCAATCACGTTTCCGGCAGCAATCGTCGTCACGGTGCCGCGCAGCGCTCGGGCGAAGTTGGCCGGGGCGAAGTCGTGGAAGGTGTAGGCCATCTGCACCTCGGTCACACGGTCGACGCGGTTGCGTGTGCCGCCGCCTGGCTTGGTGCTGTCCGCCAACGTGATGGTATTGGTCTGCGGGCTGAAGCTCAGCGCGCTGACGTTGCCTACTTCTTCGAAGGGGGCGGCCGCGCCAAACTCGCGAATGACCAGCTTGCCGCTGCCCAGGTAGCTGTAATCGTCCATCGTGTATTGCCTCTGTGGTGATGCCGCTTGGGCGGCGGGTTACTTGGGAATGTGGGATTGGTAGGACACGACGGCACCCACCCAGCCGGCACCGGCATCGGGCTTCACGGGTTCCATCGATAGGTACTGCGGGAATTCGATGCCGACCGGGTATCGCCCCTGTTGATCCGACATCGCCTCTTCTACGTCCGAGATGGCGGCGTCCAGCGCGGCCTGCGCTTCATCCAGCGCGGCGGGCACCTTGACCACCACCACCACCGTTGTCAGCCGATGCGTACGCACCAGCGCGGCCTGGCTGGCTCGCTGCTGCTTGGTCACAAGCACCGTCAACACTGCGGCGTTGTCAGCATCGACCTGGCCCGGCTCGAGGGTGAAGGCAAGCCCGACGTCGGTCGAAAAGCCATTCGCCTTGGTGATGCGCTGCACGCATGCGGCGATGGCGGCGCGCAGCTGCTGCCGCGGGCTATCCATTGGCGACCACCCATTGGCTGATCGACTCGTCCTGCCGGATCCGCCGGTCAAGCACAAAAACCTCACCGGCCAGCGACAGGCGTGCCAATCGAACCGGCTCCACCTCTGAGCGCTGGAAAGTGATCAGCGTCTGAGGCGCGCTGACCGGGGCTTCGTCGTCACCGAAGTCAGCAACATCACGATCAATGGCCACCGTGCACGGCAGCTGGGCTCCTCCAGGGGCGGTGTAGACCGCTCCGTCGGCAAGCCCTGCGCCCTTGAATACTGCAAACGCCGCAGCATCGAAGCGCCGCAAAAAATCGCGCTGGCTCATCGCCTCACCTTGGTGATTGCGGTCTGGATGGCCTTCTCCAGCTCACGGTTGAAATAGAACGGCATCAACTTGTCCCAGGTGCGCTGAGCGAGCCCGAAGATGTCGTAGCGCGGCTTGTAGGTCGCTTGCTTGGTGAAAATGAAGATGCTCCGGACGGCGCTGCCGAACCCGGTGTTGATCCGCTCGTAGATGCCGGGTTTCAGGCGCCCGCGTTGTTTGGTAATCGCGAAGTACTGGCCTCCACGCTTCTTTTTCGATTGCCGCCGACGAACGCTGACGCTGCTTTCCCGGTTCTCGTTCTGGTATCGATCACGCTGTGCTTGCAGCTGCGACAAAATCGCCGTCACCTGGCTGCCGCGCACGTTGCCGTACTGGTCTGGCGTGGCGCCGCGACCGATCACTGCAAACTGTCCTGCTGGCATCAGACCCTTGGCCTGCAGCAGAACCTCGATTCCCTTCTTACGCCGGCTGCCGCCCTCCACCTCGGCCAACAAGTACTTCGCCGGCGGCGTGCCCTTGAAGGCCTCGTCGCGCAGGAATATCTCCGCGAACAGTCTTTCCTTCGTGGCCTTGCGGTACAGCGCCGCGTTAATGGTGAGCGGCGCCGGCCTGTCGAAGACGCGCGGCGCGGTGCGCTTCCACGTCTCCCTAATTTCGAAGGCAGTGGCGTTGCATGCCTGCACCACCGCGTAGGGCAACTGATCGCGCTCCAGGGCAGTGAACTGCCTTCCGAGCATGTTGTCGGCATCGACATCGATCTTGATCTGGCTCATGCGTCTCTCAGCGCAGCCCGGCGCGCATCGCGCGCCGGGCTACTTGATCAGGCGTTGCCGCTGGCCTTCAGGCGGATCACCGCGCGCGGGCGGGTGTTGAGGTTGATCGGGTTGGACTGGCTCTCCATGTCCACACCCTTGTTCATCCGCAGCGGCTCGAGCTTGGTGTAGTACGGCAGGCCGATGCCCTTAACCGTCTCCATGTAGTCCGCCGGCGCGAACCGGGTGATGAACATGTCGGGCACACCGAGCGGGAACGCCAGCGCTTCGCCTGCAGGGATGAACGGCTGATCGCCGAGGCCACCGACCATCTCCTCATAGACCACGCCGCCCAGCTCGAAACCCGCACGGACATCGTTGCGCAGCGCAGCGCCGTCCTGCCAACGCGCGTAGGCGTCACGCACGTCCTTGTGATCGATCAGCGCATCGAAGAACTCCGGGCTGCACAGAGCGCGCACACCGTTGTACGGGACACCGCCCAGCTCGCGCTCGATCGCGCGCTTGACCGCCAACGACTTGGTGCGCACCTTGGTGCCTTCGGTGCCCAGGGCAAACGGGATGGTGATCTGTTCCACGCCGAACTCGTCGTACATGTCCCAAATCACCGAGCCGTCGGCATCCAGCACCTGACCACGAATAGCGCCGATGCGGTGGTACTCGATGGTGTAGTCGACGTCGCGGCGGTGGATGACCTGCAGCGCGTTGATGACCGCGCCCACGCTCTCGCCCGCCGGATCGTCGTCACGCACCACGTTGAGCAGCTCATCGGCCATGACCGTGGAGCGCTGCGGAAGATGCGCGGTCTCGAAGATGCGGACATTGCCGCGAGTGAGCGCCTTGGGCTGCGCCGGCGCGCCACGCGGCACGTTCGGGACCAGCACCAGCTTTGCGCCGTTGATGCCGACCTTGACGATGTTGGTGCCGACCAGGCCCGCTTCGGTGAACAGGCCGAGCTGCGCGATACGCGTGGGCGTCGCCGGCAGATTATTGACATAGGCGTTCAGAGCGCCAGGGCTCAGCACACCAAGTGCCAGGAGGGTTTGCAGATCCATGATTGGTTTCCTTGAGGCAAATAGAAAGCCCCGCGTGAGCGGGGCTGGAGTGATGCCGAATGCTGGTTGATCAGGCCGCGGCGGTGATCACGATCTCGTCGCTGACGTCGGAGGTCAGCCCGGCCGATGCGGCAGTCAGGGTGAAGGTGCCGGCAACGCTGAAGGACACGGTCGGCCAGGTCACCACGCCGTTGACTGCGGCCTTGGCGCCGCCACCGGTGAGCGCACCGCCACCAGCGGTCTTGGTCAGGGCCACCGATGCGGCACTGCCATTGACCAAAGCGCCGAACACATCTTTGACGTGCGCAACCACCGGGCCGATGGGCGCGCCAGCCGCACCACCGACGGGCACCTGCACGAACTCGATGTGATGCGCCGCGCCCGACTTGATCGGCACGAACGTCCAGCGGACCGAAATCCCCGCCTGCTCCAGGCTCTGCACGGCCAACAATTTTTCATCGGCAGTGGTGTCGTCGGCCCAGCTCAGCAGCTCGCCGTGGACTTCCGCATCGCGGGCAATCGCCGTGGCCTTGACGGCCTCGGTGGACGCGTCGACTGCGCCGTAAAGGACCTTGACCGCGTCGGCGCCGTCAGCAGCCTTCGTGTTGTCGGCCTTGAGCAACGTGCCGGCGACTAGGATGCCCTGGCCAGCGGGAATGACGATCAGCTCGCGACTGCGCTGGCCGTTGCTTTCAGACAGCAGAAACTCGGCGTTACGGACGCCATTGATGTAAAGCTCCATCTCAGTTACCTCTCTTGTGATAGATGGTTGCGGGATTGAGAGAGGCCTTCACTTCAGCCTCCCGCTTCGCGGCGTCCGACGCCGGAAGAGTGGTTACGATCTGCGCAGCGCGCCCTTCCTCGGCCTTCAGAGCCAGGAGCTGGGAGCGCACCGCGCTCAAATCGGTGTTTTTCTCGACGTAGTCCGCGGCCAGGGATTCGCCGCCGCGCATTGCAGCTGCGCAGGCATCGCGCACGTTCGTCGCATAGGCCACGGCATCCTCCGGCGTCTGGCCGGTGATCGGGCCGCGCCGGATAAGCGCCATCTGCAGATCGGCCGGCAGTGTGCTTCCAGCAACCACTCGACTCTCGATTGCAGCCGCACGATCTGCTGCGGTTTCATCGCTGGCGGTGGCCAAGGCCGCAAGTCGCGGTGCGGCCAGCTCGACCAGGCCCGCAGCAGCCACGGCAGCGGCTGCATCGTCGGCCTCTTCGTCGTCGCCCGGCTGCGGTGGCGCCTCAGCGTCAGGAGTACCCAACTCAGCAACCATGTCGTCCCACGTACCCAGGCGCGTGGCAAAGCCGGCCGCGACGGCGGCGGCGCCACGAAAGGTTCCCGCTTCCGTGGCGCGCACTGCCGTCTCGTCCATACCGCGGTTGCGCGCCACGGTGCTGACAAACAGGCCGTAGAGCATGTCGATATCGGCCTGGGCGTCGGCCTGCGCTTCTTCGCTCAGCGGGAAGTTCGGGTTGAAGTCGACCTTGCGTGCGCCGCCATAGATCGCAGTGACCTTGAGCCCCATCTGCGCGTTGTTCGCGCTCCAGTCGTAATGGAAACCGACCACGCCAATCGAACCGACGCCGCCGGTGCGACTGACCCAGATCTGGTCGCACGCACTGGCCAGCGCGTAGGCGGCCGAGTACGCATAGTCGTCCACGAGCGCATGGATCGGCTTGACGCCGCGCGATGCGTAGATGTGGTCGGCGAGATCGAAGCAGCCGGCCGCCATGCCGCCAGGTGAATCCAGGCGCAGGACGATCGCGTCGACCTTGTCGTCTGCAAGGGCCTCGTCGAAGACGTCGCGGAGAGCTGCGTAGCTCACCGGGCCACCGCC